CGAGTTACAGGATTAGTTGAAAGTCCAGTCTGAACTTCAGGTGCAGCATATGCAGTATCTGCCATTGCATACAGAGGTTCCTGTGAAATAGCAAACGTAGTTGTTGCAGGAACTGTCGTAACACCAGCAACAAAATAGTCTGTGCTATAGATTGTCAGTGATCCATTATTTGTTACAGAATCAACTACGGCAAAACCATAAGTTGCACCGGCACCTACACTGATAACATCACCTTGAGTGACACCATCATCAGTAAATGTTGTTCCAGCACCAGTAACAGTTTTACTAGCAAAGTCAATGGAAATAGTTCCCGTGCTTGTTACTAAATCTTTATCGCCCCATAGAGACATGTTCTATTACCTTATAATTCTTTTTATAATGATATTTATATTATTCAGTTTCTCTTACCTTAATAGCATTTGAAACTACTTCAAGAAGTTGATCATCCATATCAGTTTTGGTCAACTTAACTGCTTTAGAAAGAATAACTAAACAAATCTCTATAAGTTTCTCACCCAGTTCCTCATTATCAGGAACTTTAGAAACTGCATCACCAATAATTTTTGATGCTAATGGAAGTAAAAATGCTAACATGGTTTAAACCAGAAGTCTAAACTATATAGCAGATTTAATCTTTATTTGATACCCACTTTTTATTTTCCTTGTCCCACGTCCTAACTTCACCAGGACGCAATCTATCTTTTGCTTCTCTAGCCTTATCGTAAAACTTGCCGAATTTCATTTTGCGATCTTGTTCTTTATGCATCTCTTCCTCATCAGCAAACTTTTTCATTTGCTTGGTATCGGCATAGTCTATCCTTTCCTGAACTTTTTTCTTCTCAGTAGACATCACCTTACATATCATAAGACATCTTGAGACCCATTGCTCTCAACTTGTTCTTGGCAAGATTGATTTTAGTAGGCATTGATCTTGGATCTTCTTCCTTTGCAGGTTGAGATCTTTCGTCCCAATTTTTTGTACCATACTTACATTCTTCTCTTGTCTCATCTTTCTCACAATCCGGACAATAACGCATATTTTCTACACTTTCAGGTATTTTTAGCATTTTTATATCTTTATCCCTCATAGCAGATCTTAGTTCTCTTTCTTTTTCTGCTGCTTTTTTTGCTGCATTATCAGATTTTTTTTCTTCCTCAACTCTTTGTGCCTTCAGTGCATCAAGTTCTGCTTTAATTCCCTCACGAACGGTGGGTTCATAATTTTCTAAATGACTTTTTCCTTTCTTGAAGAAAGATCCAACTGCTCTACCTGCACCAGAACCAATTTGTTGAGCAATTGATCCACCTTCCTTCTTCCTTTTCATTGCTGCTTGATGACCCTTCCAGGCAGAAAGTGCAACTCTTGCAGCAGTATTTGCAGCACCTTTAACTGCACCACCAACTTTCTTCTTTGCTTCTGGAGAAGTTGCTTTTTTTACTGCAGTTTGTATTCCCTGCTTGATTTTTTCCTGTCCTGGAGGAGATGGTTTCTTATTATAATTAATTGAAAGTTGACCAGGAGAAGATTTCTTTTCTTCAGGTTTTTTAGTTTCTTTTGATTTGTTAGATGGAATTTCACTTGCTGTTCCGGCAGATTTAGTAATCTTTGGATTTTTTCTTGCTTTGCCTCCTTTTGTTAATAGTTCTCCTTGAACATCTTCATAAAGACATATCGTAGATCCAACCTCATTGACAAATTCAAGGAACATATCATAACCCATTCCCTCAGAGATTATTGCAATATCTTCTTCATTATATCCCTGATCATAAAAATATTGTGTTGCATTCTCTAAAACATTAGGATTAATTGTGACTTTATTTTTGCCTTTCATTACATCAAGTTTTTTACCTTGCTCATCTTCTGTTTCATAGATGACTTCTTCTTTATTAACTTTTCTTTTACCACCCATCTCATCCTTACCAGTTGCTCCGGCAATGACATCACCACGAGTTACTTTATTATAAGGTTTGCGATTGTTGGCAAGATTACCATCATTGGGTTTATCACCACCCTTATTATCATAAGTATTTTTCTTTTCACTACTGGAAGTAGTAAGTTCTACACGCAAACCTTTTTTCCTAAGTTCATTTGCCTTTGATTCTGCAGCAGAATATGTGTTATAAGATCTTGTATACTGTGAACCTGCTTTAGGATCTTTTACTCTTAATACATATTCTCCAACACCTTCTACAAATACTTTATTAAAAATCTGAGGAAGTGAAGATTCAACCATAGCAAAATCATACTGTTCACTCTTGACACCCATCAACATCTTTTTAGCAAGCAACTTGACAGGACCAGGTGCAGATGATGCTCCCAACTGTTGCATATAAGCACGTTGAAGTGATGCAGGATCAGTTTTCTGACCTTCCTTAAACTTACCTTTTACTTTATAACGAGTATCGTAAGCAAGTTGTCTTGCAGCCTTTCTTACTTTATCTGCTGCACCACCAGAGGGTTGAGGTGCCTGAGGAGCTTCTTCAAATACTTTATTACTCATCGGAAGATCTAATAATTCTTACTTTTTCTTATATTTATTTATAAATTGTTTCCCCCATTCACTTCCTGGAACCATTTTCTCAACATACTTTCTATGAGCATCAGTTCCTACAAGTCTCTGATCGGCAGGAACACCAGAAGGTGCATTATTATTAGTTACTGATTCTAATACATCTTTAATCCAAGGTTTAAACATCTCTCCATCTTCAGTTACACAGATTAGATAGTTTGTTCCTCTACGGATAATCTTCCCAATACTTTCACTAACATCACACTTCACCCATTCATCAATATTAAAAATTTCTTTATTAATATATTTTTCTCTCAATTCTTTTTCATAGTCATCAGTTCCATATTCATATGATGCTGCTATTGGAGCATATGTTGTTACGGATAATTTCTTTTCTCTTGGAGTTTGTCTACGATCTTGTCCTCCTACTTTTGTTCCTTTATTTGAATACTCAATTGTTGTTCTTCCTGTTTTTGGGTTAGTGAAGGTTTTCCCCATAAACTCCCAAACACCTCTAATAACCCTTCCCCAACCACCATGACCATCACTTTTAAATCCAAGTGCCTTTGCTTGAGTTGCGGCATCAGGTGCTTCGATAATAAATTGGGAGAAACTTTTCATTACTTACTTAATTGTTTTATTATCTGATTTTCATGTGCAACAATATAGTTGATCACATCTATTCTCATTTTCTTATATTTATTCATTTCCCGATCTACTTTAGATGATACTATCTTTTTATCAAAAGTCATATAGACATGTGCAAGAAAATCTTTATATTTTTCTTTTTTATTTTTAGTGTTTGTATCAAAAGTTGCTAATAAATTAGTTATTTCTGGATGCATTTTTTTCTAAATATTTAAAAAGTAAAAATGAAGACATATAGACAATTTATATTAGAAGCAAAATTGAGTTGGTGGGATGGTGGTAGACAAAAGGCAAAATCTAAAGAATCAAAACTACGTACAGCAAGAGGTGGAACTCCAGAACAACAAGCAAAAAGATTCTCTCGATTGAAAAAAATAACGTCTTCTATCGAAAAAACAGACTCCAGAGAATCTGACACAAAACCCGAAGAAACTGCAAAACAAAAAAGACAAAGAACTAATGCAGTAAAAAATACTGGATATGCTCAAACTGGAAAAAGAGGAAAAGGAACACCTACAAGTAGTGTTGGAACAGTTCCTGGTGTAAGAAGAAGAACTATTACCAATATGAGAACCGGTGAAGTTCTTGGAAGAGCAGAACCTTATGACACAAGAACATCTGGAAGATTTGGTAAAGTTACTGGAGGAAGAGGAACAGGGAAATCTAGATCTGGAGGAGATATTGGGAGATAATAACTTGATTATAATCTTTTGAGATAGTCCTTCTCTTTTTGATATGGAACTATCTCACCAGTATAATGTTTCCATCCTTCTTGAATATCAGGAACTAACCATTGGTCAACACGATAACAATATTTCCAGTTCACAGGTTGTATACAATTCATCACAACTACCGTCCAGAATGATATAAGATAGTTGAGAATTGTATACATTATTCTTACTTAAGTGCCTCACACTTAATAGACTCAAAGTAATCCTTTAGGGGGTAGGTGATTTCACTCGGGTCAGCTAGCAGAAGAATAAATCTTTTTGCGATATGATCGTCTCCGGTCTTATAAGGATTCCCATTTTCATCAGTTTCATAAAACGGATGTCTCTCTGCTGTTCCGTCTTCATTAAGGGAGATGAAATCTAGCCAAAAAACTTGTTGGTAATTACCTAGTCCCTCAAAGTATGTTGGGTTATCAGATGTTTTTGGCCACCAGATACTATAATATGGAGTTCGCCTCTCAACATCTGGGTCTTTATCCAATTGATCTCTTACAGCTTTTGGAAGTTTGGATACATCCAGGTCTTTTAGTTCATACTTAACGGACATCAGACATCCCCACACTATTGATTTGTTCTAGTTTATCGTAAATTTTTGAGATTTCTCGATTTAAGAATTGTCTGTCTTTTTGTCTAGCAATCTCATTACGACCCAGTTCTTCATACATACGGCATATTCTTCCTTTTACTTCTTTTTTTAATTTTGTTAATTCGGAAATTTTATCAGAAAGTTTAAATATCAGATACGCCAGTAATATATCTATAAGAAATCATACCAACTGACTTAAGGATAAGGTAATCAAATATCTCCCTCCTTTCGGACTTCGGAATGTTTTACGGAAAATTCTCCACCAGGATATCGTGATTTGAGTTTATCAACATTCATCTCAATGATATCATCAAGAGAAATATTGAGTCCCATACATGCTTGTGCCACATACCACATGATGTCTCCAAGTTCACGTTTGAGATGAAATAGATTTTCATCATTGACAGGTTTACCCTGGAAGATAATCTTCTTTACAACTTCTGTAAACTCACCTGCCTCAGCAGACATTCCTACAGCAGCAGTAAGAAGTCGATGTGTTTCAAATCCTTCTCTACGAAGTTCTTTGATACGATACTCAAAGGCATCGGCATCTTGACTAGGTTGAGATGTGACGGCATTCACAAACTCAAGATATGCATCAGTATTTACTTTACTCATAATTCTAATTTAGATTGTTCTGCATTGTATAATTTCATTTTACCATAGTCAACGCCGATTGTAAATATTGAATTTTCATCGGGGGAGGTATATCTATTTTTTACTTGCGTTATTGTATAAGAAGATTTGGTTTTATCTGTAATTTCAATACCAAAGCTCATCCCATGTATCTTTATTTGTTTCAGTCCTATGGAATTGAGTTGTTTTAACGTTATCGATTCAGAAATTAAAATAGGTATTTTATGATCTAAACAAGTTCTAAGATACATAGAATCATTTTCTAAATCATTAGGATGACTAATCACATCAATAAGGATAATATCAGGTTCAGGGGTTCCGAATGGGGGTACTGATCCATATTCTATACGTTGTTCATATTGACTCATAAATTCTGCAAAAGATGAGTAATTACAATAGTTGTCAATAACTGTAAGCTTACCAAGAGTTTCAATAGTTTGTAGATTTAAACTATCATAAAAAGATTTTTCTTTATCATGCAAATTTAAAATAGTATCATTTAAGAGATTTGCTTGAATCATTTCATAAATTCTCTCTTGAGATAATTCATTAGTAATGAAAAGAACATTTTTATTCTGTCTCATAGCAGAAGCTGCAACATGACACTGGAACAAATTCTTTTTATCACCAGTATTTAAAAAAACATAGTTTAAAGAACTATCATGCAAACCACCAGATGTAATTTTGTCTAATATGTCAACTTCAAAACTAATTGGTTTTTCTTTATAATTGCGAAATTCAAACAAATCAAATTTATTCTTCATGAAAACTTAAATCCCTCAAATGATTTCTTTGGTCTGTCCTCGTTATTATACTCTTCTTCTTGTCCAGAGTCAAGTATATTATCTTGTGCTGACTGTTCGCAATCATAAAGACGCATCTTGGAACGGTCAATTCCAATCACAAATCTCTTATTGACTACAGTATCATTGTATCTGTTCTTTAACTGCTTCACCATTATCTGTCCAATCTGCTCAAGTTCCTCAGTGCTAATAAGGGCAAACATAAGATCAGCAGTAGCAGGGAGACCAAAGGACTCAGAAGTGTCAGTAAGGTCAACGTCAGAGCTACTATTATGTGTGAGAATAGCATTCGCATAGAACAAATGATTTCCAGACACTTCAATATCTATAAGTTCTCTTTCATCAAGTTCTTCAATTTTTAGAATTTTTTTCAGCATCATAAATTTCTTATCTTCAATTTTGTTCATTAAAATAATCTTGTTGCCATTCTAATTCTAATTCCATCACTCTAACTCTGTTTTGAAGTTCTTCATTTTGTAAGTAAAGTTCTTCAAGATGAGATGTAAGTTGCCGAAGATTTACAACTTGCATCTCATTCATAAAATTACCATCACTCAAATCCTTAAAGATTTGTTTGAATTTGTGCTTGTCGTCAGTCATTAGACTTATGAAAGTATTATACGACAAAGAGCACCTGTTGTCAAGTATCCTCACACTCTACCTTTCCTCCAACCACTTTCCAAGAACATTTCCAACTCATCTTGTTTTACAAACTTTCTTTCATCCAACGCTGGATTATAAATCCAAGTTCTACCAACAGAAGATTTAGAAATATTTTTTCTGTGCTCCTCCGTAAGTTTTTGTCCTCTTTTACTTTCTGCTATTTTATCTTTTGTTTTTTGTGAGTGATTTGTATTGAACTTTTTATAAACACCAAGAGAGTATCTATGTTTTTTAGTTTTTCTCATTTTTTCTTTTGATTTTTGAGAGAAACCTATTCCATAGTTCCACGCTCTACCATTTCTAATATTTTCTTCTATTAGTTCTTGATTTGCTCCGTGATAGTGTTTCTCATAATTACAAGTTTCATATCTCATATTATATCCACATCCATCCATATAATGTGATTTGTATTTGCGGATATAATAATCTTCTTTCATTCTTGCTTCACTTTCATCAACCTCTTCTATCACTTCAATAGTAAAGTTTCTTTTACCATATTCAATAATAGCATCAGACAGAAGTTTATTTCCTTCGTGCCTTCCAAGAGTAATATGTTCTTGTAATCTTCTATCCAATTCATTTTTAGTCAATCCAACATAATACATATGTGGATTGACTGCTGTGTTTGTAATTAGATAAATCTTTACTTTCATATCAGTAAGTTATACTACTATTATTTATAAGAAGTATAACTTACACATACTATTCCTTCACATAAAGACACATACTTTCTTTCAAACCTCCTTTGATATTCATTTCACCATTTTGAGTTGGGAACAAGTGTTCTTCACTACAAATGATTTCTTTACCATCTTCCAAAGTAATCTTATAAGATTTCTTTTTAGATTTTAGAAAGACATTTAGAACTTCATTATATCCAGTATTAGAAAGCACCAAATCTCCAACTTGAATATTTGAAAGTTCTTTCATACCTTGTGGTGTTTGAACTTTTGTTTTCAAGTCCAAGCAATACCCAGAACGAGTGGTCTGGGTGGCAGATACGATAGGGACCTCGGCTTCTCCAGCCAACCCTCTAAGCTCCTCTGCAATAGACTTAATATAGCTATATGAATTGACAGACATCCCTGACTTATAACGGGAGGAAGCACATATATTAAGGTAATCAATGAAAATAATATCAGGTCTAAATGACTTCTTAAGTGCAAGCTC